CCACAGTACCGGACTTGGGCCATTCGGGAAGGCACAGACAAATGTGCTCGAACGGATACAAGGTGCGATACTGCGAACCGGCAGGATTCTCAACTGCGAGCCTCGCGGCTTCGCCAAGAGCACCAAGTCCGAGAACGCGATCATCTGGGCAGCACTATACGGACACAGAAGCTATGCGGTGTTCTTCGGTGCAACTGGCAACGAAGCATCCGATGCCATCAACTCGATCAAGTCAGAATTGCAAGAGAATGATCTGATCTACGAGGACTTTCCAGAGGTGTGTCATGCGATCAGGAAGTTAGAAGGACGTCCGCAGCGGTGTCTGACACAGACGCACAATGGAAAGCTAACGCACATCAACTGGACAGCAGACAGCATCGTCCTGCCGACCGTGGATGGGTCAGTGGCATCAGGTGCCATCATCGAGTCAAAAGGTTATCTGAGTGCGAGCAGAGGCATCCGATACAAACGGCCAGACGGGAAGCAAGTGCGTCCCGACCTAGTGGTCATCGACGATCCGCAGACCGACGAGTCTGCTGTATCGCCGGCTCAAGTGCTGAAGCGAATGACGCTGCTGTCCAAGAACATCCTCCGGCTCGGTGGTCATGGTAAACAGGTGGCAGCCGTCATGAATGCGACCGTGATCGCCGATGGTGATATGGTCGATCAGCTTGCAGATCACAAGCTGCATCCAGAATGGCAGAGCGTCCGAGTTAAAATGCTGGAGTCAATGCCGAAAGCACTAGAGACCCATTGGCTAACAACATACAAGCAGATGCGAGGCGACTACGATCCAGACATCATCGGGGAGCAGAGAAAAGCACACCAGCGAGCGACTCAGTTTTACCTGGACAACCAAGACATCATGGACGATGGTGCCGAGGTAGCTTGGCACTTTATTCCGCTCGAAGATGGCGAGGTCTCAGCGATCCAGCACGCCATAAATATCATGTGCGATGATGGCGAGGAGGTATTCTCCTCAGAGTGTCAGAACGAGCCGAAGCGAGCAACTCAAGCCGGCGCACTGGCGATCAGCAAAGATGAGATCCTCGACAGGTACAGCAGTTTCGATCGGTACGTGCTGCCGCAAGGAACCGCAGCCGTCGTTGCTCATTGCGACGTGCATGATTCGATCTTGTACTGGTCAGTCGCTGCTGTGAAAAGCGACTTCAGCGGCTCGATCATCGACTACGGTACATTTCCAGAGCAACCGAACCCGCATTTCAGCCAGACGAACGTCAAGCGGAAAATGATCGACGAACTCGGCGCACAAAGCATCGAGGAAGCGATCGTTTCTGGCGTGCATTATGTCGGCGATATGATCTGCTCGAAGGTATACGCAACCAGCGACGGAGATCAGCTACCAGTTGCATCCATGCTGTTCGACGTTGGTTACAAACCAGAGGAAGTCTCGAAGGGTATCAGGCTTTCGCGATATGCCAATGTCATGGCCGGCTCTCGCGGTGTCGGTATTGGGCCAACCGAAAGACCGATGGCAGAATACGACGTAAGTGCAAAGAAGATGAGGCGTGCTGGGCCGAACCCAAGCCGACCGAGATGGTACGTGCCGAGAGTCGGCATCAACAGCGTTCCGGTGCTGCGTTTCGACGCGAACTACTGGAAGTCGGTAGCAGCGGCCAGGCTAATGCAGAAGCGTCAAAGTGCTGGCGAATGGAACCTATGGGGAAACCATCGGATCGACCACTCTCACTACTGCTCGCACCTGATCGGCGAGGAGCCGGTGCCGACAACTGCAAAAGGTAGAACCGTTGTGATGTGGAAACCACGACCGGCAACCGAAAACCACTGGTTCGATACTTTCGTGGGATGTGTAGTCGCTGCATCATTTATCGGAATACAAACGCCAGGCGGAACACAGACTGCTGGCATTATCAGACGCAAACCAAAACAACGCAGATCATTCGTGGACTTTTAAGGGCGATTGCATGGCAAAGAAAAAGCGAAACAGTCATCAGCAAGCTGCCGGCATCACGATACCGACCAAGTGCCAGCAATGCGGAAGCACGCGACGAACAAAATACAGCAACAGCAAAGAACTCGGCCCTGGTAGAACTTGGCGCGACCTGCCGAACATACCAGCGGGGACGATCTACGTCAGTCTCACTAAGTCTCGGTGCATCTGTCTGAAGTGCGGACAGGCTCGCGTAGATCAGCGTTTCGAGTTTGACTCTGAAACTTTGTCCGCGTTGCGTACTAGCGAAGTCTCTCAAATGGCCGACTATAGTTGACAATTTCCTGCATGTATACGCAGGAAGAACTCGAAACAAAGATCCGCTCGCTCGACACTGAGATCTCTCAGGCGATCGAAAGCGTGACGACCGACGGCACCAGCACGAAGGTCAACCTAAACGCTAAGAAAGCGGAACGCGATCGCTATCTTCAAATGCTGCAAAGCCAACGCAGCAAACGACCAGCCACGGCACGAATTAACTTGTGGGGTGGCTAATGGCAGGACTGCTAAACCGTATCGGCTCAATGTTCGGATATGACGCTCTGGAACCAGCAGGGCGGCGCAAGAAGATCAGCCGAACCGTCTACAGAGAAGATCATCACTTCCAAGGCAACAAGCATCGAGGGCTGCAAGAGTCTGCATCAGACTTGGTGCGGAACCTATCGCTCGCTGGCTGGATGGTGCGACGTCATCTGGACTACGTTGCTCAGTTTGAGTTCCACGGTCGCAACGATGACGAAGGAATCAACCGGCAGATCGAGCAGTTGATGCTTGAGGACAGCCGGCCAGCAAGAGCAGACGTCTCTGGTCGCTTTGGTCGAGAAAAGCTATTCAGGCTTGCGGAAGCTCGTAGGGTGCTCGATGGCGATACTGTCCTGGTCAAGTTGCGTGATGGACGGCTACAGGGAATTCAAGCCGACCTGATCCAAGATCCGGCACGTCCACCACAGGGCGAGCAATGGATCAACGGCGTTCTAATCAATGACTTTGGCCGACCGCTGGCATACGGCGTCCATAAAAGATCAGGCTACACGCGAACCGAGTTCGCTCGAAGAGTCAACGCTACCAACTTGATCCATTACGGCTTCTTTGACCGATACGCTGCTGATCAGGTGCGTGGAGTGTCGCCGCTTGTATCGGCGTTGAACCCGCTGCGGGATGTCTACGAAAACTTCAGTTTCGCACTTGCGAAAGCCAAAGTCAGTCAGCTATTTGCGATGGCTTTCTATCGAGACTCACCGGACTCGGTGATGCCAGTCGAGCCAGATTCCGACCAGGGCAACATCGATAGCGACGGGGACTCCATCGAGGAACCACGTGGCTTCCAAGCATTCATGAAGTCGGACACTCGATACATCGACCTGAACCCTGGCGAAAAAGCCGAGGTGATCGAAAGCAAGCAGCCATCAAGCGAGTTTCAGAACTTTACGCAGTTGGTGATGCAGGTCGCTCTCAAGTCGCTTGATATCCCATTCTCGTTCTATGACGAGTCGCATACCAACTTCTTCGGATCTCGTGCTGCTTGGCTTCATTATGAACGGAGCTGCAAAGACAAACGAGACGACCAGATCGAGATGCGGCGGAACTACACCCAGTGGAAGCTGCAAAACTGGATCGCCAGCGGTCGCTTAGTACTGCCGGCTTCCATGCGTCAAACAGATATCAACTTTGAGTGGGTGCCTCGTGGGATGCCCTGGTGGGACCCAAGCAAAGAGATCAATGGACATATCGCCGCAATCAAGGCAGGACTCGACACTCCACAGCGGATCTGTCGAGCAACCGGAACCGACTACTTTGACAATGTTGACGCAATCAGCAAGGCATTGCAATACGCCAGCGAAAAAGGCGTGCCGGTCGAGTTCGCGATGCAACAACCACAGCAATCAGCAGAGGAAGCAAGCGAATGACACATCCTGAACGACCAGTAAAAGAAACCTTGTTTCGCGGTGCTCGTGCAACCGTTGAGGAGCCTATTCAGATTTCTCGATCAGGCGGCGACTATCAAGCTGGTCTACTTTCTGGCGTTTCATTGATCGCGACTGGCGAGGCTCTCGGGCACGATATGTGGATTGACGAGGTTACGCTGGAACAGGTCGCACAGTACGCCAATCAGGGCAAGCATGGCGTGAAATCACGCTTTACTCATCCAAGCATGTCAGCTGATGGAATGGGCCGGCATCTTGGACGCATCAAGAACGTCCGAGTAGATGGATACCGAGTTCTGGGAGACTTGCACTTTGCTCAGTCAGCACATGCAACGCCAGAAGGCGATCTGGCCGAATATGTGATGAAGCTCGCGGAGGAAGATCCAGCCGCTGCCGGTCTTTCCATCGTGTTCGAGCACGACCAGGAAGCTGAGCAGGAATTCATGGCGGAGCACTCATCGAGCAAGTTCGCATCGCCTGACGCAAATAACACAAAGAACTTTCCGCACGTCCGATTGGAAAAGCTCAGGGCCGCCGACATCGTTGACGAGCCAGCAGCAAACCCAGATGGACTATTCGATCGTCAGACGCTCGCAAGGGACGTTGACGAGCTTCTGAGCTATGCCGCTGGCATCAGCGTTGACAAACCAAAGTCTCTCGCATTCGGCGTGGATGCGGATCGAGCAAGTCAGTTTCTTGGCAGGTGGCTCGAACGCCATCAGCTTTCCATTGTTTCTCGTAATGAGGAGATCTCCGAGATGTCGGAAGCTACCGAAATTGTGGAGGCAGGTGTTTCCGACTCCGCACCTGCATCTTTCACCCGTGAGGACTTCCTATCCGAGTTGTCGGCTTATGTCGATCGCTTTGGATCGGAAAACGGCCAGAAGTGGTTTAGCGAAGGAATCGAACTGCAAGAGGCACTTGGTCGCCAGTGCGATCTTTTTGCCGAGCAGATCGAGCAACTCAAAGCCGAACTAAGCGAGGCAAAAGAACAGCTCGCAGCAGCTGCTAGCGTTGGTGAAGATCCTATTGACGTTGGCGAAATTCAAGCGAACGACAACAAGAAGCGACTCTCCGAGTTCTTCAATAACAACTAGAAACCATCGAAAAAAAAGAACCACAAAAACAGAGGAACATAAACAATGGCATCAACTCCACTTCCAATCAGTGAATTAGTCAAAATCAACGATCAGAACGTCGCAGACGTAGAGATCAGCGATTTGCTTCGTGACGCTCCAGTGCTTGCGGCAATGCCGGCAGTCGAAGCCAGTAACGGAACCTTGCACAAGTACAACAAGCTTACCACCGAGCCTACTGTTGGCTTCCGTTCGCTCAACGATGGACGCGATCACGATTACACCGTCCGCACGACCGTCACTGAGACATTGCAGATCTTGGATGCTTCGTTCGACATGGACGCAGCGATCTACAATCCAGAACTAGCAGCGATGGAAGGACGCAGCCATCTGCAAAGTGCATTCGCAAAAGCAGAACGTCAGATCTTCTACGGAACCAGTGCAAACGGCGACTCAGCCGGCTTCAATGGTTTCTACAACAGTGCAGATCTTAACGGCTTGGCTGACGATATGGTCATCTCCGCTGGCGGATCGAGTGCTGGCGTACAGTCCAGCGTATATTTGATTCGCGCTACACCGGACGCAACTGGCGTCTGCTCGGTATTCGGAAACGGTGGTGACATCAGCATCGGCGGTGCATACCAGTCGATGATCGAAGGTGCCAGCGGACGTTATGACGCTTGGGTGGTTCCGATCGTTGCTTACATGGCTTTGCAACTCGGAAGCAAGTATTCCGCTGCTCGTATTGCGAACGTGGAAACCGCTTTGGATGACGACAAGATCTACGAGGCTCTCTCACTGTTTCCAGCATCTTTGCAACCGACGCACATTTGCATGAACAGAACTGCTCTCAAATTGCTTCGAGCTAGCAGAACTTCGACAAACGCAACCGGAGCACCTGCACCTCGACCAACTGAGGTAGAAGGCATCCCGATCATCGTTAGCGATCAGATCGTGCAAACCGAGGCAGTGGTTGCTTAATGGCTCTTTTGGATGACGCACTCGCGGCTCACCGCACAACGCTGCAAGCCGCTGCTGGCGAAACGATTACATACAAGCGAGGCGACTTTACTGTCTCGCTGACGGCGGTCGTTGGTCAGTCGCAGTTTGATGAAATATCGACCACTGGCGAGATCCGTCCACTGTCCAAGACGGTGGACTGGCTTGTGAAGCCAAGCTCGCTCGTGATCGACTCAAGCGTGGTGCTGCCGCAGAGAGGCGATCAGATCCAGAGAAGCGATGGCAGCGTTTACGACGTGTTGCCAGGAACCGAAGGGACAGCCTGGCAATACTCGGACGGACGAAAGACATTCCTGCGAATCCACAGTGTGAAACGTGTCGCGAGCTAGTGACCTGCGTGATGCAGTGATAACGGAACTCAATACTCGACTGACGGGACAAACCGTCGAGGCGTTTATCGTTCCGCATTACACACGCGAGGAACTAACTGACGGACCGAAGATCGCGGTGCGAGTCGCAGAGCGTGAAATAGAAGTGGATCAGGGGCCGGACAACCGGCAAGTGATCATCGAGATCGGAGTGGTTGGCGTCACTCCGGCTCTCAGCGGAGCGGTGACAAGTGCGCACCGATCTCAGGAGGTCGCATCTTGCGACGTGTTTGACGACTTGATGGAAGAAATCATTGCCCTGTGGTCGCCATCGGGGCCGTTGTCAGTACGCACAGCAGGATTGGCCGGCCACCGATTCGTTGGAATCGAAAACTCAATTTATTTCGACCCGCAAAAACTATACAGCGATGGTCTTTGGCTATCGCTTATTCGTTTGACTTATCAAGACAGCATAGACGACTAGGAGCTGAACAATGGCGACCGATCTAGAACGCGGAGCATACGCTGGTAAGGAAACTTACCTTTACTACAACAGTGCAACAAACGCATCTCCGACTTGGGTTGAGATCAAGCGAGCACGTAACGTACAGTTGACTCGCGGTGCAGCCACCAGCGAAGTGAACTTTCACGGCTCGGATCAGACTGTCAATATCCACGAGTATGAAGGCGTATCTGGATCGTTCGAGTATGTAAGAAAACTCGGATCGGATACGGTCTATGACTTCTTAGAAAGCAGCAGAGACAACAAGAACATCATCGAGCTGATTCATCTTAACGGTCCAGAAACCGTAATAGCACCCGCAGACGCTAGTGAAGGCTGGCGAGCACCTGTGATCCTGGGCGAATTCAGCGAAACCTCAAACGGTGGCGATAGTGTCGTTGTGACGATCCCATTCGTTCTTGCTGATGCTTACACGGCAGCAGGTGCTCAGGTAACGATTGCGGCTTACACCGGAACGGTATCGTAATGAGTACGCCAATAACATGCGGCGAACTAGCAGAACTAGCCAACAGCTTGCCGGCAGGTGAGCTGAAGGATTGGTGCGATCAGAGTGCGTCCGGGCCACAGACGCAAATCGTATTTGCTAACAGCGAAATGCTCTCGCGTTGTCAGCAAGCTGCTAGTTCGTCAATACAGGAGGAGAGCGAACCAAAAGAGAGCAAGAAGAAATGCAAAGTTTCGAAGACAATGAAGGACACGCCTGGCACCTCGCTCTGACCATTGGAAAGGTCAGGCAGTTACGCGAAAAGCTCGGATTGGAATTGCTGAACAAGGAACATCACTGGCAGGTGATGAACAGCGAGACCGACCGATTGACTTTCGTATTTCTGCTAGTGGAGGACCAAGCAAAGGAAATAGGTCTTGATGCTGACGCATTTGAGGAGCGTCTGTACGGTGATGGAATTGCCGACGCTGCGAGCATTGCGTTCTTGCGAGAACTGCAATCTTTTTTCCAGAGGTTAGGCAAAAGGCTGGAAGCGGGACTAACCGAGACGCAGATAAAAGTAATGACCGCAGCCCAGTCGCAAATCCGAGAATTGATCGAGAGTGGAAAAGCCGATTTACAATTAAAGGAACTGGAGAACGAAGCACTCAAGCAGATGCAGTTGAACAGTGGCAATGGATCGCAGAACTCGCAGCCATCGCAGGACTAGAGCCTTGGCCGTGGACGATTCGCGAACTGCAACACGCAGCAGAGCAAAAGCTAAAGTTCGACTGGGATCACACAGCAGAGCTTATGGCTCTTAATGCAAACCTACACGGAAACAAGTTCAGCAGAAACGACTTCCACCCACTGCGAGAGACTGCACCGAAGAACCTAGCAGATCCAGCCAAGATATTCAGACAGTTGAAAGCGAAAGAGAATGGCAGGCACGTTCAGAGTGACTTACGAAATGAAGAGAGCGTTCTTCGATCGTGAGAAAGTAAAACGTGCATTAGATAGGCAACAACGCAGAAGCATCAGCAAGTCGCTGGCATTTGTTAGGACTCGTGCGAGGTCGCTGCTAAGGCGAAGAAAGCGATCATCAGCAGCGGGCAGTCCTCCGAGCGTACACGCTAGCGGGCCAGGACTAAAAACTATCCTGTTTGCTTATGACGCAAGGATAAAAGGCGGAGTAGTTGGGCCGGTCAAACTAAACAAGTCGATGAACGGATCGACAACGACTCCATCACTTTTGGAGTTTGGAGCGACGGTAAAAATAGAGGAAACGCAGTCTTTATCTGATGGTAAATGGTACAGACGAGACCGCAGACGCAAGCTCGGAATCGGGCAAAAACGTAGAGTCAGATCAGTGCAATACCAACCTAGACCATTTATGACACCGGCACTTGAGACGGAAGCAAAAAACGGAAATATCCTTTCACCCTGGGCAAACGTGCTAGGCAATTAAGATGGCAGGAAAAAACATCAAAGCCGGTAGTGCGTATGTCGAAATCGGCATCCAAAGCCGGATAACCGCCGGAGCAAAAAAAGTTTCGGCGGATCTAAAAAAGCTAGGCGGGAGCATATCTGCCACTGGGCGATCGTTGTTAGGCATTGCAACCGCAGCAGCAGCTCCTCTGGCTGGAATGACGCTTTCTTTTGCGTCCGCTGGTGACAGGCTGGATAAGATGTCGAAGCGTACTGGCGTCGGCGTCAAGGCTTTATCAGAGCTTGCATTTGCAGCGGAGCAGTCTGGCGCAAGTCTGGACAGCGTGGAAAAAGGCATCCGTGGAATGCAGCGGTCTTTGCTTAATGCTGAGATGGGATCAAAAGCAGCGTCTGATGCTCTCGCTTCGCTCGGTCTTTCTGCTGATCAATTATCTGGGATGAACCCAGAGGATCAGTTTACGATGATCGCGGATGCTATCGCTCGTGTCGAAGATCCAAGCAAGCGAGCAGCGTTGTCGATGCAGTTATTTGGGCGGGCTGGAACCGAATTACTGCCAATGTTTCAAGAAAACGCAAAAGGCATCGCTGATCTACGCCAAGAAGCAAACGAACTTGGCCGGACAATGACCGAGGAAGATGCCAAGTCTGCTGCTGAATTAACCGACTCGATGAACCGAGTAAAAAGCACATTCATCGGAGTTAAGAACCAGATAGGTGCAGCACTCGCACCTGCAATGACTTACCTGTCAGATCTTATCGCAAGAACTTCCGCGAAGGTGGTTCCTCTGATCCGAGAGAACCAGCATCTAGTAAAGATGTTTGCTGCTGGTGCCGTTGCTGTTGGTGGACTCGGTGCCGCACTTGTTACGATCGGTGGCGTCGTCATAGCAGCGGGCGTTGCGGTGGGTGGCTTGGCTACCGTGCTCGGTGCTTTGTTCTCGCCTATCGGGTTGGCGATCGGTGGCGTTGCTGCACTCGGTACGGCGATGGTCAAGTATTTTGATCTCGGTGGAATGGCGATCGATGCTTTGCAAAGACGCTTCGGGCCATTGGTCACTGACATCAAAAAGGCAATCGGTGCGATCACAGCAGCATTGCAAGCCGGCGATATCGAGAAGGCATGGGAAATCATGTCTGACACTCTGGAGCTTGTTTGGCTTGACATGACAGACGAGATCCGAGCAGCGTGGCTGAGTATGCTTTCTTTCATACTCAAGACTGGCGACTCGATAGCTGGCGCGATTGGAAAAGTTTTTCAAGGACTTGCAACGGTGCTTGAGAAAATGATGAATTACTACATCAGTCTGTATGACACCATCTACAACAAAGTTATCGAAGCTGGCGGTGCACTTAGTGGCGTTAGGACGATTGGCGCACCTTCATCGGGATTCCAAGCAGACTTTGGAGGCGTAGGTGCAGCAGCGGAAGGAGGAATCGAGCAACTGCGTCAGTTCGGCGAAGCGATGGAAGATGATGCAGCACAAAGGCGAAACACAAGAGACCAAAACAGACAGCAAGATCAAGCAGAGCGTGACGCACGTCGGCAAGTGCTAGCCGAGCAAATGGATCAACACGTCCAAGACGCAAAACTTGCAAAAGAGAAAAACGACCAAGAGCAGCAAGATTTGAAAGTCAAGGTAGAAGCAGCGGAATTTGAAGCAGGAACCGTTGCTGGTGCTGCTGGGCCATCTGGGACATTCTCGGCTTTTGGTGCTGCTTTGATAGGTGCGGCACCAACTGAGCAGCGGGTCAGCGATCCGGCTTTGCTTAAAGAGCAGCGAGAAGCAAATAAACTTGGCCGACAAATGAATCAGCAACTGAAGCGGATGAACATGCAAGCGAGATTCGCAGGGTAAAAAATGGCGACTGATCTATACACACCGCAAACGCTACCGTCCGTCCTTCCGTCTTATACCGGCGGGCCGGTGTACACCAACAACGGCGTGACAGTCCGGGAGATCGCATCTCGCGAGGGATCTGACTCAGCCGGAAGCAGCACAGCTTCGATCACTTGGCGAGTGTCTGGATCATCCGATCCAACTGTTGGCAGAACTGCACTCAAGAACCTCGGACTGAGTTCGCTAGTGGTAGGCGGGCCGATAGATAATATCTATGACGGTCTCGGGTTGGCATCGCTTTCGCGGGAGCGAGTTGCCGACGAAGTTTGGGACTTTACAGCGGAATATCGCCAGCGTGAACCAGAGCCAGGCGAGTACACGGTATCCATAGATACCAGCGGCGGCCAGATCATGCAGACATACGCTTATGCTGAGGCAAAGTATGTAGCGACTGGCGAAAGTGCTCCAGGAATGAACAACGCTATAGATGTGCAAGACAACAAGCCGCAGGGCGTGCAGCGGGTTATACCGGCACTTAAACTGTCGATCCGAGCCAAGATCAAGACGGCGAATATCACAACTGTCGGCGGAGTCATGGCTTACGCTCAAGTCATCTCGGAATTAACTGGAACGGTCAACAATGCAACCGCATTTGGACAGTTTGCAGCCGGCGAATTGCTTTTTACTGGTGCGAGCGGTGACATCATCGCGGACGATCCAAGTCTGACTTTCAGCTTTCTAGCATCAAAGAACGTCACTGGGGTCACCATCGGAAGCATCACTGGTATCACCAAGAATGGCCACGACTATATCTGGTTCTCGTTCAAGAACGATAAAGACGCCACAACTGGATTACAGCAGAGTGCTCCACGAGCTGCATACGTGAACCGGATCTACGGCGAGGCTGATCACTCCTTGCTTTACATTGGAGTGTAAGAATGGATCTCAAAGTCCAGCCTGGTGATCCGATCACCGCATCATTTATGAACCGCGTGATAGATAGACTTCCAAAGGAGTCGTCTGGTTTCAGTGTAGGCGGTGCTGGGCTGCATCGGTCGATGATAGAAGTCGTCAACAACAGCGGAGCAAACCGCGACATCGGCGAACTGCTGGCAGTAGGTGCATTTGATGGCGCGACAACAAGCTCTTTCGACTCTTTGCAATCCGTTGGCTTTGCCGGTAGCAGTCCAGTCTGGCATACTTCCATTGACTCCATCGGTGTTTGCGCACAGCCGATCCCGAACGGTGAGCGTGGAATGGTGGTGGTCAGTGGTCTTTGTCTCATCAAGCTAACAGCGGCGATCACAGCCGGCCATACGCACGTATTTGTTGATCCAACGACTACCACGAGTGGAAAGACGAGCTATAGCGGCTTTGCGAAGATCCTGTCTCAATACACGCTCGATGATGCCACGGAAATGGCTTTTGTCTTGCTTGGACAAGAACAGACGCTTTGGCGGTATGAATGCACCGGAGCGAGTGCTGCACCGAGTGCCACGAGCGTCACACTTAAAGACAGACGCGGCAATACCTACGGAACCGTGAACCTTCTCGATCCGCTTTCAATCATGAGCGATCAGACTTCCGGCGATACTGGATGGTGCATCCAGTGCGGTAATGAATTTGAGGCTATTCAGGCACCCTGCACATGAACCGACGCAATCCGCAATGCTGCTGCGATGTTCCTGGTTGCTGTCAGGACACAGACCTAAAAGATTTGCCAACTGTATCCTACGACCCATCTACCAGCACTTATACATTCTCTGAAACACAGTGGTACTACACCGATTCTAACGGTGATAGGCAGACGCATTTTACTGGCGATGTTCCCGCTGACGGATCTTCTACTCCTAACATACTTCCTGCTGGAAGCACTGTTCAGGCAGAGTTCAATATTTGTTGCTTGGATTACATTTTTGAAGTTGAAGTTTTAACTTGGGACTCAGCAGATGATGACTCCTACATTAAAGCTGGAGCAACTCAGTTCAGATCCGCAGACTCGGGCAGCAGTTCTAGCATCAAAGCATATATCCAAAGTAGAACCAGCTACGGAGTATTAGAATCTAATATTCCATCCGCTAATTTCCCTCAAGGATACCAGCAAGGATATGCTGTTTTTGAGATGGGATCTTTTTTGGGAAACGGCAGCACAGAAGAATTGATAAATGCTTTCAATTACCATCCAAGGAGATCCAGCGTTAATTACACTTCAGTTCAACTTGCTGCTGTCTCAGACGGCAAGGGGGATGCTTCTTGGGCTGTCAACCTTTCTCGTCCTATTAAATTGACCATACACGCTGGAAACAGCGACATACAAATAGGTGCTATAAGACTGAGGCAGGGAGCCAATACTCGCTCTAGTTCAACACTGTCTTGCATTAATTACAGTGGATATGACTACAGCAGACCGACTGCTTCCGGCGTTTTTCGGCTCGAATGGCCGTTAGTCAGGACTGGGGTTAGCATTTACAAAGATGGGTACGGGACTACTGTGCTAAACGGAGATGCCGTTGGTAGAACTGCGTGCAGTACAAGCTTGCCACCAGCTTTGTATAATGCAAGAACTCAACCGAAACACACCTACACAAACACATTCGACTATAGCGGAAAAAATGGCAACTGGTCTTATGAATTGGTTAGGCTGAACGCAGGCGCAACAAATCCTTTGGGCGGCTACACTTCCGCTAGTTTAGAGGATCAAAATTCAATCGATGCTTTAGCTACTGCGTGTAGAACTGACGACTGGGAATCAATTAGCCTGATTCCTGATTGGTGGAATTTATACTATGTGGAACCAACAGTATGCCCACCTGCTGTGCCAGACAATACAAATTGCGCTAGTGGTGCCGGAAGCCCTTACTCTGCTGACTCTAGTTGCACATCGCCAACAACTAACCCCTCTTTTACATCGTCAAATAGCTGGCCGTGGTACTTTCCTTTTTCTGTGAATACTTCACAGCCTTGCCCTTACTACGACTTGTTGGATTTTACAGATCAAACTCACCTTGGTTTTTACAGATACGGAGACACAACTGAGCTTTATCAGACTTATGTTCCTTGGGGGGGGTATGGCGATCCAAATTTTGCAGGAGCAAGTTTACAGTCAACAATCGGCACATATTTAACTACGGTCAATCCCAGTGTCAAAAGCGGGTGTGATGTTGATGGTTTTACATCAAGTAAAGCATGGCAACCTAGTTTTTTGAATTTCGTTCCAACATTCTATGGTCTTACAAATTCGGTAAATGGGGTGCCAGATCGATACGAGTCGAGTAACGCCACTGGTAATTTCAGCATACCTGACGACTATCTTCCTACTGTAAGTCATTCATCAAATGCTTTTGCGGGGACTATTTACTCCGCAGATCAATCAACAGTCGCATCTTCAGGTTACATGGAAAGGCAATTAAGTTTTACTGTATCTAAGACATGGGTAGAAAATGTGCAAGGAACGAATGAAACTTTGTCTGTTTATGACGAAGTTCAAGGCGATTGGATAGGCGAAACTTTGCAATATGTTGAGTATCAAAAGGCGTCTATACCGGACACTAAGCAAGGAAGGACAACATATGCAAAGGTTCACCAGAACTGTATTCACGACTTTGAAGTAATCTCTACGCCATACACGGGAAGCCCACCAACCGCAGGTACTCCTGTTACAGTTTCTCAAACAGGTCAAAGCACTATACCAAATCTTCTCTACCAAGGTTCTTCAACAACAAGACCATCCGGGGTTTACGATGATGGGAAGATATATGAGTGGTCTGATGATGGGTTCAATCGTGAAACTTATTTTTGGTCATCCGTTGGATATTTTCTGCACGAGGTAAGAACAGATGATGGCGACACTTATCACATTCTGTTTGGAGATTATTCTGTTATCGTCGAAATAAGGAGACTTAGCGATAATACTAAGTTTTCTGGGACAACGGTTGCCGGAAGTGTTAGTGGATGTAGTGGTCAAGGGTATTCGCATGCTTATGGATCGACTTCTGTGGAAGGAACGGTGACCGAAATATCGTTTGTTCTCAAAGGTAGCCGATGATTCATTGTCCTAATTGCAAAAAAAAACACACTATTGTTCATGCCGTAAGGAATAGATGTTCATGTGGACAAGGATTTGATGGTAAAGGGAATGTTGCCGATTGTAATGTGCCGCCTTTAATCGTGAAGAATCTAGTCAAGCGAGAAGCAATCAATCCACAGCGCGATATCGTTCGCGAAAACGTAGGGACAGCACTGGCCGAAGCGATACCGTCCTGGGCGATCGCAAACAAAGAAGGATGCGGATGCCGTGACTTCGAGCGGAAGATGAATGCGTGGGGAATCGCCGGATGTGAAGGCGAGCACTACGACGAGATCATCGAGCATCTAATGAAGCAGACGGATAATTTGATCCCGTTATTCCGAAAGATTCCTGGGACCGGACGCCGGATGATCGCGAAGAGGCTGCTGGATCAGGCAATCGAGAAAACGAAAAAACAAAAAAAGTAGTGTTGACTGGCGTCGGTCAGATCCCTAAATTTGCCAACGTCACACACCGACCTACAAACTATTCAGGTCTCTGACCTTCCCCGGCACTGGTGTGTGACAGCTAGGTGAACCGGGGTTTTTTTATGCACTGAGGGCATCTAATGGCAACATTTGACATGGAAGAGTCAAAGCGACTCAAGGAACGCGGAATCAGGGTAGCAGCGGAAAAGCGACCGGAGCTATTGCGGATCGCCAGAACCATCGCGAAGGAGATCGCGGTATCTCAGGGAACGGTCACAGCGGATGACGTTGCCGAGGAACTGCGAGATCGAGCACTCGGTGACATGGGGCCGGCTATGGCAGCAGTTTTCAGAAGTCGTGATTTCGAGTGGACTGGGCTTCGGGTTATGTCGAAACAAGTAAGCAATCACGGACGCGAACTAAAGGTTTGGGCGACACGAAAGCAAGGAGCTGATCATGAATGATTACGAGCTATTTATAGAGAGTAAAAGAAAGTCTCTGCAACCATGCGGATTTGGTCCAGTTTCTGAATTGAATAGGCATTTGTTCGACTGGCAGGCTCTCGTAGTCGAGTGGGCTTTGAAGCGTGGGCGTGCTGCACTATTTGAGGAGTGCGGACTCGGAAAGACGCTTCAGCAATTAAGCTGGGCGGAGCAAGTCGTAAAGAAAACAGGAAAGCCGGTCGTTCTTCATTGTCCTGTTGGCGTTAGGCAGCAAACGAAGAGCGAAGCGGAAAAGTTCGGCATTGATGTTGATGTAGTTATCGCAAATGAGCAGAGTGACGTCATCAATGGCGTCAACCTGGTCAACTATGAGAAGCTACATCATTTTGATCCGACTACGTTTGCCGGCGTCGTTCTTGATGAATCGTCGATATTGAAAAACGCATTCGGAAAGATTAAGCGGCATCTCGTGGAAGGATACAGCAAGACACCATATCGACTTGCATGTACAGCTACGCCGAGTCCAAACGATCACATCGAGTTAGGCACTCACGCAGAGTTTCTCGGCATTTGCGAACGCGAGGATATGTTGAGCAAGTATTTCGTCCATGATGGAAGCGATACAAGCAAGTGGAGATTGCGAGGACATGCAAAAAAGCATTTCTGGGAGTGGGTTGCTTCGTGGTCAGTTTGCATCAGCAAGCCAAGCGACATCGGCGGAGATGATACCGGATACGAGTTGCCGGAATTGTACGTCAGGCGTCACACGGTCGAGGTCAACGAGAACAACGAAGTAGAAGGCTATCTGTTTAATACGTCTGGAATATCTGCAACAACAGTTCACGAAGAAAAAAGGCTTACGTGTGAAGCACGATGTAATCGCGTGGCGGAAATTGTGAACGAGCTAGATGAGCCTGTTATTATTTGGTGCGATACAAACTATGAAGCCGATGCACTTCTCGACCGATTATCTAATTGCTCGGAGATCAGAGGATGTCACAAGGAATCATACAAGGAGTCGCTGCTAAATGATTTCAGTAGCGGCAATATTCAAAAGCTAATCACAAAGCCAAGCGTGGCTGGATTCGGCATGAATTGGCAGCACTGTAAGCGTCAGGTCTTTGCAGGTCTTTCGTATAGCTTTGAGAGCTATTATCAGGCGGTGAGGCGTTGCTGGCGATTCGGGCAGACCGATGATGTTTACGTTGACATTGTTCTGGCTAATACCGAATCGTCCCTGCATTCAGCCGTTGCGAGCAAAGAGGCAGATCACAGGCTGATGCGGTCTGAAATGGCAGAAGCGATGCGAACTGTATCGCGAAAGAATATCGGAATTGATAAAGGCAAGGCACGTTACCAGCCGGCCATCAATGCAACCATACCATCGTTTTTAGGATAAGAAATGAATAGTGCAATCAATCAAGAGAGCGGCGAGAATTGGCATTTATATCACGGCGATTGCTGTGAGGTGTTGAATCTAATGCCAGATAACTCGATGGACTTCAGTGTATTTAGCCCGCCATTCGCGAGCTTATATGTTTACAGCGATAGCGAACGCGACATGGGAAACAATGAGACTGACGAGCTTTTCTTTGCTCACTTTAAGTTTCTAGTTGATTTGCTTCTGAAAAAGATCAAGCCAGGTCGATTGGTCTCGGTTCACTGCATGAATTTACCGTCAACCATAAGCCATCAAGGTTATATTGGCATCCGCGATTTCAGAGGCGAGATAATTAGGACGTTTGTGGAGTCTGGGTTTTACTATCACAGCGAAGTTTGCATCTGGAAAGATCCAGTTGTAGCAATGCAGAGAACGAAAGCACTTGGACTACTTCATAAGCAAGTCAAAAAAGATTCGACAATGAGCAGGCAAGGCATACCCGACTACGTGTGCACATTCAGAAAGCCAGGTAAAAACGAAAGTCCAGTAGCAGGAGAGTTTAAGTATTTTGCCGGCGATGTCGATGAATTTAATAAGCGAGAGAAACCTGGCAACCTGTCTATTGATATTTGGCAACGGTATGCGTCGCCTGTCTGGATGGACATAAAGCAAAGCAACACGCTGAACAGCAGAATGGGCCGAGAAAGCAACGACGAGAGACACGTCTGCCCATTGCAGTTGGATGTAATCGAGCGATGCTTGCAGCTATGGAGCAATCCAGGCGATGTCGTGTTATCACCATTCGCTGGAATTGGATCTGAGGGCGTTGCGTCATTGAGAGCCGGCAGAAAGTTTGTCGGAGTTGAACTTAAACAGAGCTACTTTGATGCAGCAAAGGGATTTCTAAAAAGCGAAGAATCAGAGCAAGCTATACCATCACTTTTCTAAGAAGGGCAAGGAATGTTAATTCTTACACGCAAACCAGGCGAACGTATTAAAATTACCGACGGGGACAAGACCATCGAGATACATCTGCAATGGTCAAAGAAGTCAGCGGCGTCAATCGGAATTGTCGCACCGCAGGACTACAAGATTTCTCGACCGAAAGAAAATCAATGACATCCTCGCGCGACTCGCGTCGCGGTGAATCAAGAAGCACCACAAAAAGCGACGCGGGTCGAGTGCGAGGAAACCGTAACCGCTGCAATCAATGCAGCAATCCCACTTACCAAACCATCTGCTCGGAGTGCATGTGCAATGGATGCAAAAGACTCTACATATTGTGTGAATGCGATAAAACAGGAGAGGCTTCCAGCATGGCTGGAAAGAAGCGACGCAGTTAGAAACGCCATCGCGAAAATAGCGACTAGGCTGACCGAGATGCACAGCGATGAACGCGAGCAAGTCAAAGAGGCTATGAAACGCGGCGACACATCAGCAGCGTTATCACACGCTGAACGAGCGGAGGCTTTCTACGAAGCATCGCGAGAAGCTCACAGTTTTATTTTAAGGAGTCAGTGGCTATGACCTTTGCAATTATCGGAGTCGGAATCGTTGCACCATTCGGGTTCTTGATCGCTTTGGTGCTGTCGATGGAATCCAGCCGGCAGCGACAGATGCAAGAGATCCGAAGGATAGGCCGGGACTTTGAGGCATATATGGACGGAATCACAAAGAAGAACGACGAGATAAGGAAGCGTCATGGACTACCTGTATCGAGTTTTTGCGTTGATGACGGTGATCACCGTCGCTGTGGTGATGATAATTTTGCTTGCACCAAACGATGAGGATATGGAATGACTGATTGGGTATTCAGGGGAGAGAGACGCCGGCAATTTGATGACTGGTGGGAAATAGCAAAGCCGCAATTCAATATGCCGGACGATCCAAAAGTACAGATCAGCGGCAAGCAAGGCGACTTTATGCTGGCTTGCCTGCGAGCATACGAGCAAGGACGGATCGACGAGCGAGAGGACGCACACGAGATCCGCAAAGAGTACGACGCGACTGGTAGGGTCAGTCGCTTTTCTGATGTAACGCTAACGCGAGAGGATAGCGATGAGTGAAGAGAACGAGTTGATAGAGATGCCGGCAGTTATCGAGACGGAAAGAGAGCCAGAAACCGCTTTGGCTTTGGTCGAGGCGGATACGCGAAAGTTTGAGCTGGTGCAGCGAGAAGCAAAACTGCTTTCATCATCCAAGTTGGTTCCGACTCATTACCAGGGCAACATCGCTGATGTAGTGGTAGCCATGAACATGGCTCGCCGGATGAACGCAGATCCGTTGATGGTGATGCAGTCGCTGCACATCATCCATGGGAAGCCTGGTTGGTCTGCTCAGTTCCTGATTGCGAGCTTTAACGCTTGCGGAAAGTTCGGGGCAGTTTACTACGAGTTCAACGACGACAAGAGCGAGTGCACGGCAAAGACTGTCGAGCTTGCGACCGGAAGAGAGATCGCCGGCCCGATGGTCTCGCTGGAAATGGCGAAGGGTGAAGGATGGGCCACCAAGACGGGATCGAAATGGAAAACGATGCCAGAGCTGATGCTGAGATACAGAGCAGCAGCATTTCTGATAAGAACCACAGCACCTGAGATCGGCTTGGGGCTATACACGACCGACGAATTGAGAGACATCGACAATGGCTAGTCTGAACAAAGTGCAAGTGATCGGAAACGTCACGAGAGACATCGAGCTAAAGCGTACACCAGGCGGAAACGCTGTCTGTGATGTAGGCGTAGCAATCAACGAGAAGCGAAAGGACGCAGGCGGGAAATGGGTCGAGGAAGTTTTATTTTTAGATGTAACGCTCTGGGGTCGGACAGCCGAAGTCGCAGCCGAGTACGCCGGCAAAGGTGCGCCAGTCTACCTGGAAGGCAGAATGAAGATGGATGTTTGGACGGATCAGAGCGGACAGGAACGGAAGAAGCTCAAGGTGATCGGGGATCGGTTGCAGTTACTCGGCGGGAGGTCGGAAGCAACGCCGGCACCGAAACCAGCACCGAAGCCGGAACCTTCAGCCGATGAGTTCCCATTCTGAGATGCCTTAACAATGAGCGAAAACCATAAAAGATTTTTAACGCATCTGCGTCGCAGCACCGAAGCCGTCGATTTTGCTAGAAGCTGGCTTGTAGAGCAAGGCTTTGATGTATTGCAAAAGGCAGTGCGAACTGCACCTGATGCGTCGCAGTGGGAAGAATACGCGGACGATGGCGATCTATACATTCAACAACGTGTAGAGGTGAAAAGACTTGGCGTAAAGTTTACTCCAACGCATTGGCCATACGGATCTAAGTTTATCGTGTGCGCCAAGCACGCATTCGATCGAGCAAAGCCTAAGCCATTTGGCTTTATTATTTTGAGCAACGACCTTGCATGTGCGGCTTGCCTGCGTTCATCAACGAAGGATCGCTGGTACACAGAAAGAAGAAATGACTCTCGATATCAAAGCGTAAATCAGGATTTCTATTTTGCACCTTTAGATTGCGTGGATTTTTTATGGACGAACCAGCAAGCGAGCGATGGCACATGATGCAGATTAAGAGTGCAAAGAACATTAACGATCTTCGCGAGTGCATTGCGGAGATCGAGTACGACAAGTGGGAAGAGATGGAATGGACAATGGATCAAGCAAAGATGAATCGGGTTAGGAATTATTTTGCCTTTAAGTGCATGTCGATGGGAATAAAGACTAGCGAGGTGAGCGATGGCCGGTGATTGGATCAAGATGCGGATCGACTTAATGGAAGATCCGGCGGTCATGCAGATGGCGGACGAACTAGAGATCCGAGAGGAGGCGATCGTCGGATACTGTCACGCTCTTTGGTCATGGGTGTCACGCCAATGTCACGCCGACACCGTGACAGGTGTTACGCTTGCGTCACTCGGACGTCGCATTAACTTGCCTGGCTTTCCCGAATTGATGTGTGACGTCGGTTGGCTTGAATACGACGAAAGCGGCGAGCGTCCGGTGATACGGATACCGAACTGGGATCGCCATCTCTCGCAAAGTGCAAAAAAACGGGCAAATGACGCTAATCGGCAAGCAAATCGTCGCAAAAGCGTCACGCAGGCGTCACGCTCAACTTGTGACAACAGCGTGACTAGAGAAGAGAAGAGAAGAGAAGAGAAGAATATACACTCTCACCCACAGTCGGAAGGTTTCGCGAAGGAATGGACTCGGTGGTGCGAGTTCCGCTTCTCGGTAGATGGCCGGCAGATTCCAGAGGTGCAAGCAGAGTCGATTCTAATGGAGTTGCATCGACGCGGCCCAGAAAAGGCAAAGCGAGATATTGACTTCAGCATCCAAAAAGGTGCTAGGTCGATACTTGATAGCGACAACGACTTCGGGAAACAACGCAGCAAACCAAAGACAGTGGATCTAGGGATATGAAAACAGCAGAAGCAAGAACAGAGCTAGGTAGAGTGCTGACGGTGTTTCCCAGTTATCGCCAATGGCTTGAAGCAACCAGCAAACCGAAAGAGACGCTTGACGCTTGGTGCGAGATGCTGAGCGACTGCGATGCCAGCGACGTCACGCAACTGGTCTCCGAGATAGTGGCCGGCGACTTCGAGCCGGTTGGTCGCTACGAAAAGCCAGACGTCCTAGCAAGGAACATCAAGCGAGAAGCGAATGACCGACGGTTCAAGCGAGTCGAGAAAGAGCGGCAGATGCGGAACTACCACGGACAAAGCAAGAACGCGATGAAGATCGTCGGCGATATGATCACAGGTAAACTTGCAATCAGGCTTGGAACTTTGGTAGAAGCGAAACAGCTAACGCTGGAGCAAAATGAAATGATGATGGACGAACTAATGGAATGGGATCGCCAAGTCAGGAACGGAAACAAAGAAGCACAGAAGCCGGAGTGGTTTGAGTATGTTTGACCTTGTGCAAAGAGCATCATCGCTGGCTTGCATCTGCTTCTTTGGAGTAAAGCAGATTGGCGATTGCCTGATGGTCACGGACTCAGGCGGATGCAAGCGGTATCTGATTGGTTATTTAGATGATGGTTCAGTGTTTTGGGAGCGACTGAAGGAATACGACGAATGGACTTGATAGTGGCAGCGATACTGGCAACGGTTCCTCCGACTGGAACAAGCATCGAGCCGGCAGCACAAGCACACGCGGAACGGGAAGCCAAGCTGATGGCAGATCGTGGAATCGTGGCTCACCTGCTGGGGCCGGCCAAGGGAGCGAAGTTTACCGGAGTCGGAGCGAGCAACCGGAGCGAACCGTCCACCTGCTTACCCTGGAACTTTGGAAGCTCGGCAAGAACTGTGATCGCCGATGCGATCGTGAAGGGCAAGGACGGAAGGAACTACCGATCGAGGCACTGGAAATGAGAAGCCCAGCACTTAATTGTCCAGAGGCGTATCACATCGAGCATCTCTACCGAAGCGGATACGGATGCACGCGGATAGCAAGGGCAATAGGGAGATCGGTGAGCTACGTTGAGCGATCAGTCAGGGGATGTCCGACATCACCGAGGCTTGCCATGTACGTTGGCCGGCTGTCCAGAGGGCTGCGACCGACCAGCGAACTGGCGAGAGGATGGCACTGGAGTCAGATCGAACATGCCAGCACTTAGCAGAGAATTCCTGCTGTCTCGCGGCTCGTGCTGCGGGAACGGATGCAGGAACTGTCCTTACACGGAGGGAAAAGTGGAAGAACCAGTATTTACCGCTAGAATTCCATTCGACATGAGCAACAGCAATGATGGCCAAGGTCATGCCTGGTATCGGACTGCTGCGGTGCGAAAAGCGATCGCGGATCAACTGGCACGCCAAGGAATGCACCGAGAGCCTTTTGAGTTCCCAGTGCGTCTGAGAGTCACAAGAATACTAGGGCCGAGGCAACGCCTGTGGGATAGCGATTCCATCTTACGCGGATCGTACAAGCAACTCCAAGATACACTGGTTGATGCTGGATGGTTTCACGATGACTCACCAAAGTACATCACCGAGGTACTAGGGAAGCAGGATAAAGACAATCGCTCGGAAGGGCCGGCGGTTCTGATAGAAGTTTTCAAGGATGGTAGCGATGACGCATTACAATCAGCACACGTTCACAAATGAGCAAGTGCTAGGGCGGCTCCCGCACGAGCCGACGCAGGAGGAGATCAAGGCGATGTGCGCCGAGATACGCAAAACATGGTCGGAACAGACTCGGCGATCACGGCGAGTTATCAACAATGCACCGGTGACAGCAGTGGAGATCGAGCAACGATGGGCGCAAATAGAACTCCACTCAATACTCGACAGGCCGCAAAACAGCTGGGGGTAAGCTCGCAGACTGTTCGCAACTGGATCACCGCTGGGACGCTGCGTGGGTACATCGTCCCAGGTGGGTCTCGTGCTTGCATTCGGACTGATCAGCAAGCAGTTGACGAGTTCTGGGATCGCTACTCGAACCAACAGAACCAAGAGAACCAAAGCAGCAAACCAGTAAATTGACGGATACCAGCACCGTGTGAGACTCATGGAATAAGGAGTCACGCGGTGGGAAAGAAAAAACAAGCTGACACAAGAAACGTCGTCCGAGAATTGCTGCGTGATCATCCTGAAGCAGATACCAGGACGCTGGCGAGACTGCTGCACGATCAATATCCGCACGAGTTCCCAACTGTGGAACATGCTAGAAGTCGCATTAGGTATCAGCGTGGAGCATCCGGCAAGCAGCGACAGCAAATCATTGCTGACAAAGAGCATTTCCGAGAACACGGAAAGCCAAAGTCCATCAGCTTTCCAAAGGGGCTCAAACAAGTTCAGAAGCCGGTCAAGATCCGCACGCCTGGTAAGTACTTGGTGCTCTCGGATCTCCATGTGCCGTACCACTGCGAGCGAGCATTAGAGTCGGCCATGAAAGCGGGAATCGACGCCGGATGCCAGCATCTTGTGCTTAACGGCGATTTCATGGACTTCTATCGGCTTTCTCGCTGGGATCAAGATCCGCGAGCCAGGAATCCAGAGGACGAGTTAAAGATTGGAGCCGAGGTGATCGGCGAGTTGAATAAGCATTTCAGCTCAGACGCAGTGCGAGTGTTCAAGGTAGGAAACCATGAGCATCGATATCACGCTTACCTGCATCAGCGTGCGCCCGCACTGGTCGGAATCGAGGACTTCCAGCTTGATCGGATTCTGCCGCTCAAAGAACACAAGTGGAAATTCATTCAGTCCAAGCAGGAATACCATCTTGGCAAGCTACCGCTGCTTCACGGCCACGAGCTACCCAGGGGACTCACCGATCCGGTCAACATCGGTCGAGGTGTTTATCTTCGGGTCGCTGGGACTGCAATGGTTGGCCACTGGCATCGAACCAGCACGCACGTTGAGACAACCGGCATCGATGAGCGTTTAGTGCCATGCTACTCGCTGGGATGTCTCTGCGATCTCAAACCAGAGTACGCAACGATCAACAGGTGGAATCACGGCTTTGCCATCGTCACTGTCGGCGATCGTGGAAACTACCAGGTGCAAAACATGATCATTCACGACGGCGAAGTATTCGCGACATGACCACGGCTACCCCGTAATACCTTAAAGCATCACTCGAAGCCGAGCCGTCAAATGATCACCATTCCAGAGCGTATCAAAATTGGTCATCTGAGCATCAAGGTAATCTCGATAGACCAGAAGGAAGCGGACAGCATCGGAGCGGATGGTCTGTTCTGCTACCGGCACGCGACCATGCGGATCAACTGCGACCAGAACGCGTCGCAAGTGGTCGAAACCGTGATTCACGAGTGCCTGCACGCTCTCTGGGCTGTTGCCGGCTTCTCATCCAAGGATGACGAGGAAGATCACGTCAGCCGGCTCGCTCCACTCTTGCTGATGCTGCTGGCAGACAATCCAGAACTGATCGACTTGCTGGATCGGTATGTCATTGGAAAAAATTAGCGGCAAACCGCAAACGTAGCAAACCGAGCAAACCATCTGTTTGACACCAAAAAAGCACGCCGGAAACTTAGGTGATACGAGCCAAAAAGTCGGGGTGTTAAATGTTTCTCGGATCAGAAGATAAGCGAAGTGCAAGACGCATTGCTGCTCGCGTATGGAACGAGGTAAACAGCGAGGACAATTCACGCCCTCCGCAGGCACGCTTGGACATTGCAAAAGAGCGAGTGCGTGAACGCATCCGAAGCCATCGAGCAATGCGTGGCGGAAAAGTAGGTTTTGGCTGGGAAACGATCATCATTTCTCTGATGACAAGGATCGCCATCAAGTTATTGGAAAAGTGGATCGAAAAGCGTCTGTTCTCGGTAAGCGAGGACGGCGATGAGTAAGCTGACCAATAACCGGACGTTTAATATTATTTGCGGTGCTGCAACGCTGTACTTAGCGTTTTCGCTCTGGAGAGATGGCTGGTTCGATTGGTTCTTGAATGGTCGAGATGACTCCGAAGGCTACAGCAACAGTCAGCTTTGGATTACGCTCGGATCACTCGTGCTGTCCTTCTTAGAAATGGTCGGAATAGCAACGATCGCCATCGTCATGGGCATTCTGCCACACGTCGAAACGATGTTTACCTGGGCAGCAAAGCAACTCAAAGCACTTATCCAGTCAGCTCGTGACTCGATAAGCAAAAAAGACGATTCCTCCCCAAACGGTGAGCAGTGGGATTGGCGTCCGCTCGCAGTTATCCTACTCTCGTGGATGCTGTGGACTGGCGGACAACTTGAGTCGCTGTGGAGCGCACTGATCGACGCGATACCCGACCGCGTTGACGTCGTTCAAGACAAACCAGCGGCTATTCTTTTCTCAGTCGATCCTGCATCGGCCACGGATGGCCAACTTGCCGTTTCCTCGTCCATCGTTGTCGAGGAACTTATGCGATCCAAAGGGATCGAGCGTCGGATGTATTCATCGATGCAAGAACGCGAGGCGGCTGAGTCTTGGGTCGGCCAGGCAATGCAAACTGCACCCGATGGCGCAAACTCGCTGATCATTTACGGTCGAGATGGATCGGTAGAAGTGCTGGACATTCCAGCGAGCCTCTCGGAAATGGAGGCACTCGCGAATGGATGGTGAGGGTACTGGCTACGAACTCCGAGACTACGAAAGCCACAAAGAGTTTAGCTTCTACCGCGAGTTCAGCGGCGACCGCGTTCCGATGTACGAATGGAAAGAGCGGATCGACTACATGAACGAAATGCAGGCTCAGCCGGTGCATTGGCACAAGCGATACTGTTCCATCATGTCGCAGAAGTCTACGAATTATTGCTGGTGTTATTCGGTGGTGGCAGGACTCAAAAACGCTTACGCCAGGCAAGGCGTCGGTGATGTCGATCTGAATGCCTACGCGACAGCATACCGAGGAAAGAACGGAGCGAACCGAGGCGGTTTTATCGGTGAGGCGTGCAAGTACATCCAAGAATACGGAGTGCCGGAGCAGAGCGTTCTTGCAGAATTCAAAAAGACTCGGCGATGGACGGACGAGCAGCAGCAAAATGCTGACAAGCACAAAATGGCCGAGTTCGAGGAACTGGGCCGCAATGACATCGAAGGCGTAGTCTCGGCTCTGATCGGAAAGCAGCCATGTGCGGTGGCGATCGCTCTTTCCTGGTGGCGTCATGCGGTGCTTGCGGTTGGATGTGTTCTGGACAAGTCGAGGCAGCTTGGTCTGATCATTGCTAATAGTTGGAGCACTCGGTACTCATCAGGTGGCGAGTCGGGCGGTTATGGCATTCTCTGGGGAAACAAGGCGACACCATACGAAGCGGTCGCGATTCGTCACGTATTAGCGAGAGCAGAGGCATGAAAGTGAACATCATTCTGGTTGCGTTAATCGCGGCCATGTTCTTTCCGTTCGATACGGAAGCGACACCAGGTAAGCCGGCAGAGCGTCAGGTGATCCGCAGTGTAGAAAAACAGATCGAGCGAGTGCGAGAAGTAAAAGTCTCCGATGAAGAATGCAAGGTGGAGCGACTCGTAAGCGAAGGACCAAGTAAACCCGTCCGAAAACTCATTGGCAAATTGCGACTGCGGAAGAAATAGAAATGGAAAGCATCCTAGCTAACCTCGATCCAACTTTACTCGGAGTCGCCGGTACAGCAATGACCGCACTCAGCGGTGCCATTGTCCATTTGTACAAGTCTCAATTTGCGTTGCAAAAAGACCTGACCGGGCGAGTCCAGAACCAACTTGATGAGTGCGTGGAAGATCGCAAAGCACTTCAGTTAGAACAGAAGCAGTTGTGGACTGCATTGATAAAACTTGACCCATCTGCCGAAGAATTAAGGACTATTAAATAATGGCAAACCTACAAAAGCTCAGAGAAGAACTTGATGCCGGTCATCCGGTCACTGGTGCATATAGTGCCGACGACTCGGCAGCGTCAGAGGAGATCAACGCAAAGAACCGAGTGCGTATCAACTCGATCTCATCGGCAGAGCTTCTTGCTTGGAGTGGTCAGGCGTCATCTGGCGACCGTCCACGGATCATCAAGATCGAAGAAGGTAAAGCAAACGCAGATGAGCAATGTGCTGCTCTTTGCATTACAGCCGAGCAAATGATTATGCGTGACAATACAACGCTTGATCTAAATCTGCCGGATCGTGTTGCGATGCTCAACGCTCTTGTTGCTTATGGTGTGTTATCGCAAGCAGACAAGGACAGCATCGACGCATTAAGTCAAGAAAGTATCTCAAGAGCAGACGAGCTTGGTCTTGGGTCAATCAAAGCCGGAACCGTACAGCAAGCTAGGAGCCTATAAGCATGGCAAACAAAGTTTACATCAACGAAGAAACGGCAAAAACTTGGACTGATACCGGCGGGGATTACACTCTCGATCTAGGTAGCCTAGCAGCAGACGGAGTTAGAGTTGGCGCACAAGGCGATCTCGGTGCAGCACCAAGAGCCGATCAGTATGCGTATAAGTTCGTCATTGACGGATTTGATACAGCACCAGTCGTTGGCGAGACAGTGGATCTGTATATCGCCACATCCGACGGCAGCTATGTTGATGGTGATGTAGGAACGGTAGACGCAGCAGGGTCCACAGACGATCTCCCTAACCTCATGTACCTCGGTAGTGCATCGGTTCAGACAACGACTGCTAGTGACAACCTCATCATAAGTGGGCTTGTAAATATCCCGTTTAGGTATGTATCGCCGGTTGTTCATAACAATACGGCTGATGCTTTGCTTGGGACTTCGGATGCTCATAAGTTCATCTTGACTCCAGTACCACCAGAGGTTCAGTAGAGTGGATTTGCTTAAACCTAGTTACGCTACAGGGTACGCTAAGAACGCCAGCCAATCGGCTCATCCTAATCTTTGGGATGGGCTTGTTGGTGCGTGGATGCCTTCGTTGGGTGTGACGGGTGAGACGCTCAGGGATGTTAGTGGCAACGGCAATCATGGCACGCTTGGTTCAGGTATGATTCCTGCAAACAAATGGATAACCACTGAAAAATCTTGGGTCTTGGATTTCGATGGTTTTAACGACACAATTTATTGTGAAAACTCTAAGTCGCTGAGGGTTGGCGATGGATCATTCACAGTTTGGTTTAACTCAAGAATAAATGACACAGATGTTTATAGGATAATTGAAAATCGTGGACCCGGACTATTAGGCACTGTCGCCGGTTGGCAAATTTCGTGGAATGGAAGTTGGTCGAACACGTTAGTTGACAGCGGTTCCGGTGCATACGTGAAAGTTGATCCATCCGATACGTCTTTGAATGTGTTGAACGACAATCAATGGCATCACGGAGTGATGATATGGGATCGACCGAATCAAGATTTGCTTTTTTATGTAGACGGAAAGAAAGTAGAAGTCTCGCTAAACAAGTCTGGCACTGTTAATTCTTTTATAAATTCTTATCGCCTACACATCGGTTCTCACGCAACTGGACAGTATTTGAGTGGTCAGATTTCATCTTGCGGCATCTCTAACAGAATCCTATCCCCATCCGAAATCAAACAACTCTACGTTGACAGCCTAGCACCGTTCCGCAAGAAGCAGCGTGTTTCGGTCGCTGTTCCGTCAGGCATACAATTCAAGCCATATTGGGCAAAACAATCTACTCAAATCTCAGGACTGCTTAAATGAGAAAAAACATAAGTGGTCAGGTCGTTGCGTTCCAAGCTATCAGCAGCACAGATGGAAGTGACGTCACGACAGGAAGTCCAGTTGTTTACTACACTATTGACGGTGGTACACAGGCACAGACAACTGCATCAGCAGTCCACGAAGGTAATGGACAATGGACTGTTGCACTAACGCAAGCAGAAACCAACGGCGATCATATTGCGTTCAGTTTCGTGCTAACTGGTGCGATCTCCCAAACGCTGAACGTCTATACGATCAACGCTGACATTACAAACCTTGACGCAGCAATCAGCAGCAGATCAACATTCGACTCTGCAAGCGATCAGGTAACGGTATCGACCAACAACGACAAGACCGGGTACAGCATCAGCGGAACCAAGACAACGCTCGATGATCTAAATGACATCGCAGCGTCAGCTATCGTCAGCGGTGGTGCTATTAACACATCCGGCGGTGCTGTTAGTAACGTGACTTTGGTTGCTACAACGACAACCAATACGGACATGCGAGGCACAGACAATGCGTTTCTTGCTGCATCTGCTCCGGCTAACTTTGGAAGTCTTGGCATTAACGCTAGCGGTCATCTACTTCGCACAGTGCTAAATGATACGACAACGACCAATACAGATATGGTCAGCGTCTCTGGGTTGTCTACATTCGATCATGCAACCGATCAGGTCATCGTCGGAACGAACACTGACAAGACAGACTACGCACTATCATCTGCGGCCAACGATGCCATTGGTGCAGCGTTCTTGGCTTATACACTGACAAAAGGAACTGCTGGTACGATTGAGCGTGCCTTCTGGCAGAGCCTCAAAGCTACTCAGCTTGCCGATGGTGAAGTATCAGGCACACCAACTGCGTCTGCTTTCGATACTAACCTGACTGCTGTGACAGGTGCTTACGATCATTTGCTGTTGCTGTTTACAAGCGGGAGTCTTGCTGGTGAAGCTCGACCTATTGATACATACGTCTCGACTAATGGACGCATTACTTTGCAAGAGGCTTTAACGTCTGCTCCATCGAGTGCAGATGAGTTCATTGTTGTTCCAGATCATACCGATCCGATCTCTGAGATCTATGCGTACTTCACAGATGGAAGCAACGAGGACGTATTCAAAGCTGATGTCTCAGCACTGGCGACACAGGCAAGCGTTGACACTATCGACGGAATCGTGGACGCGATCAAGGTTAAGACTGACGAACTTACCTTCACTGTACCTGGTTCAGTTGATGCTACGGCTACAGCCGACGTTGACGAAGCCGCAATCGCAGCGGCTGTCGTGGCCGGCATCGGTGGCGCAGATGTCACCATTAGCAGCCCAGTGGCTAGTGATGGCACGACCGTCACGATAGTACGCGGTGACGATTACAACAGTGCAGATGGACGCTCGATCATTTGGACTGGTGCGACTGCTGACCAATGGCCAGACCTTAGCGGTGCGACTGTTGTACTAACAGCGATCAACCAGAATGACATACTGCGAAAGACACTGACGGTCACGCAGGCTACAGGCACGCAGCAATTCAATATGCAACTAACCAACGAAGAGACAGAGATCACGAGCGGACGATACAAGTACGACGTGCAAGCGACGCTGGCCAGCGGCAACATCATAACGATGCTGGTTGGTGAGCTAATCGTCAAAAAGAGCTATGCGGAACTTGGGGCGTAGGTATGAAGCTTAGGCAGATATATGTGCTTGAGGATGAAGGAAAGTATTACTATGTCCGAAACAACAAAATATTACTTCTAAAATGCACCTACGCACAGCAAAACCCAGACGGATTGCTAAAGGCAATTTCATTGCTTGACTGGAATGATTCGTTATTTAAAGCCGTGCAATCTATAAATAGTCGCGCTAGGGGAGTAGGGAAAACAAAGTGGGAAAAGAAATTACAGAGTATAGCAGTCGGACTAAGAGACAGAGAAAAAACGGTTCGCAAGAGATCGGTGCAACAGAAAAAAGTGAACGCCAACAAGCGGCATTTGAGTTTTACGGTTGCGATGAAAAGATGCGTCGACCAAGCGAACGCGAGAACACGCCACAGCAAATGGAGAAGATGGTGCAACAACGCCAGCAAAAATCAACACGCGAGGTCTATAAGAAAAGAACTAGAAGCATAAAGGCAGCAGATCTATTTGAACTTTTGGAAAAGCAAGAATATATCTGTCCGCTTTCGGGTGTTGAATTAACTCCAGAAAACGTTTCATGTGATCATATTGTCGCTCTGGAAAAAGGCGGAAAGCATGACATTGCCAATTTGCAGTTGGTTCATCGCACTGTGAACAGAATGAAAACAACAATGCTCCAAGACGAGTTTTTAGAGTGGTGCAGGTTGATTTCAAAACACAACGGGTCCTAATTTGGCTGGCTAGAAGGTTGACA